TACGAAATAAAATGTTGTCTACTACTACTACGATCAAAGAAAGTGATAGTTGTCCAGAAATGGAAGGAACTGGGGAGTTCCATAACCAATCTACTTGGAAGGATGTTTATTTACATTATAAACGTCCTAACCTAGAGCCAACAGTTTTATCTGGGCTCTTGGGTGTATCCGAGGAGGTGGTTTTTAAGGTTGCCGTGGCTATGACCAGATTCATACAATTATATAGGATATATAATTATCCGTATGAACCGAAGCCACAGGCGTGGGTTGATAAGCACAAAGAAAGAACCAATGTGCGCGATCTCCAAAGGATCGTTTTATCAAACCGCATATATGACAAAACATATATTGCAATTCTCCGTTATGTGAAAACAGAGGGGGAATACTCTTGGGTGGGTCTTCTTAAATGGAAATTTGCTGCTTTCATTGCAGCTCATAACCAACAAGATATCCCAGCCCGTCCCTGGAAAGGACTTATGAAAGATAAATTCTTTCAACCATCTAATTTATTAGGGGGTCCTTTTCATGACTTCTATTATCAGATGTCACAGCGAGACAAAGAGAGTTTCCAAAATTCAGTTCTATTGGGCCTAAAAAAAGGTGCCCCTAGAGTACCAAAACAGATGATCAGGGAATCCGTTAATAAAACGGTTGACTCCTTGTGTGGAGATTCCACACATCATTTCCTTAGGGAAGGACCAAAAAAGGTTCATTGCCCACCATTAAGAGGGTCCGGTCAGGACGAGGAAGTTGAATATGATTATCTTACAGTAACTAGAGAAATTAAAAGAACTGTTAAAGAATTGTTCTCGGGAAAGGGTAAGGGTCTTAAGAAATTTATTAAACCTTTCTTTCCATCAACTAGTGCAAATTACATTAATAATCGTAACAAATTAGGTGCCGTCGGTACCTTTTATGATACCTTCAGATCAAAAAGAAGAGAAGGTCCAATAGAAGGTGACGAAACTTATGCCCAATTTTCAAAGATTGGAATTCTTTTTGGTAAGAATGACAGTCATATTGATATGGGTGTGGAATTTGTTAATTATATTAATTTAAGAAGTAAACACTTTGGTGAGCTCGGTAAGAGCGAGAATGATACTATGGAATGCAAGTACCAACAAGGGATTGAACAACCCGAAATTGGTACAGCAATCATAGCTGATTGCACTGAACTTGAAGCCAACTTCATGCGTGAATATTGGTCCTTTTGGCGTATTGCCAAGGAAAAGGACCCGATAGTTCAAGCGGTTGGTCTGTCAGAACCTTTGAAGGTTAGAGTTATATCTAAGGGCCCTCCACAATTGTATACAGTTTTAAAACCTATACAAAGATGGATGCACACGGTTTTACGTAAAAACAGTGTCTTTAGATTAATTGGTAAACCTTTAGAGGAATCAATGATAAATGAATTATTTGAGGACTTGCCCGAAGATTATCATATTGTTAGCGGCGATTATAAAGCTGCTACAGACAATATAAGATCTTGGGCTTCTGAAGTCGCGATTGATTCTATTATTGAAATTCTTTCAGATGAATTAGTGCTTGAGGCGGATTACCCTGCTAATTTTTTGGTAGATCTTAGATCCTTTTTATTAAAGGCTATGACAAAACATATCTTTTATGAAGATAGTAGTTTTGAAGAAGATCGTCTTAAATTAGACAAGAGAGGTAATCCCATCATTAATCGAAAAACGGGTCAGCCTTACACTTATAAATATAAGGTACAGCGAGGACGTTATCGAGACCAAACAAATGGTCAATTAATGGGATCCATTGTTTCTTTCCCTTTCCTTTGCATTATTAATGCGGCAGTTTGCCGCTATGCTATGGAATGTGCGGAGAGAAGGATCTTTCGTTTAATTGATAAAGGAAATTTGAAATATCCTCTTTGTGGTCTTTTAATTAATGGTGATGATTGTTTATTTGCGGGTCCAATAGGTCGTATACGACCTATTTGGGAATCTATTAGTTCATTTGTTGGACTAGAATCTTCCGTTGGTAAGACTTATTTTTCAGATACTTTGTGTACTGTAAATTCTAGAGTCTTTCGCAGAGATCAGAAGGGACGATGGAATACATCACCTTTTGTAAATTTTGGATTACTCTTAGGAATTAAGAAGTCCAGCGTTTCTGATACTGAAGATAAGATCCCAATTTATAAAATGGGACAATTTCTTAGAGACTTAAAGAAGTCTTGCCCCCCTGAGCAATGGCTCCGGGCTAAGAAAATGTTCATATATTATAATATGGACCAGCTGAGGCAATGTAAATTACCTTGGTTTCTTCCTGAGTGGCTTGGTGGTCTTGGTTTTCCTAATGATGGAGAACTGGGAGATATGGATCGGATTTATGCAACGATAATTAAATTGAATTATAAAAAATACCGACCATGTGCTCCGACCGATGCTGCCGAATGGAAGATGCATCAAAATGTCATGCTTGAACTTAATCCTTTCGGTGTCGAACCTGTTTTTCATAAGAAGTTAATTTATGAAGGTAAGATACAAGATTTGGAGTCCAATTATAACAATCTTTATGCTTTGATTACAGTATCTCTTTTGTATTCTAAGGAGATTGATCAAATCCATGAAATTGTTGATACTGATAGATCTGCTATCCTAGCCCTGCGTCATAACGAAAAAATGTTTATGAAGGTGTCTAAGATGCAGAAGTGTTCCAATTATGAACCTATGTCAGATGAGGATCTCAAATCTGAGGTTAAGATTGGGTGTGTCCCATGTTTTGTTAAAAATAACCCATTGACTGCCATGGTCAGGCAGTAGTTATCTCGTCAGGTACGGGACGCGGAGTTTAACCGCATTGTACAAGTAGGAAGGATCCGTACTAGTAGCAATAAAGAAATTCAACTCAATTAATTTTGACTATTAATCTAGTAGACAGGTGGACGGTATACCCTGAAGCGATCTACTTTAGACAGATCGCTCCAGTATAATGGTATACGACTCACGCCTGTACTGTCCGATTAATAGATATTTACAAAATTGAATTGATATCTTTCATTCTCTCTAACGTTTCATCAAGTAAGTATAGTTATACTTATATAGCTGAAAGATGATAGGAATGCTTCATTTGTGTTATCCCAGGAAAAATTACCTGTGAACAAATGGACTTTCGTTAGAAAGAATTAACTAGTCCGGATTCTCTGAATAATCC